CCCACAGGCTCAAGGGTCTGGGCTGACCTACGCACGCCGATATGCGCTGGCGGCCATCGTTGGGGTGTATCAGACCGACGACGACGCCGAGGCCGCACAGGGTCGTAAGGCTGAACCGCAGTTAGATGATGACCTTATGGCGTTGATTGCCAGCACCAAGTCAATTGACAGTTTGAACAACCTGTTCAAGCGGCTTACCAAGGAACAGCGCATGACGCACATTGATGCGTTTACCGCCCGCAAGAAGGAACTGGCCGGGCCAGAGGTTGCGTGATGGAGCAACACACTGACGACATTCTTGTTGACTTATATGAGCAACTTGGTTGGTTTTCTGAAAGCAAAAAAAATAACGCAACAGGCGAGCAAACTTTTGTTATGGATTTCCCAAATGAAATAGGGTTGTTGCGTTTGTCTAACGATAAAAAATTGACGCTGGAACAGTATCGATTGTTGCGGCGGCTGGACGCTCAAAGGAAGTGGGCGTTAAGCAATGTGCAAATCGCTGAAATGTTTGGCGTAGAACCATACGTTGTAACCCGCGCAATAAAATGCGGCGTTAAACGGTATGACACTTTACTAAAAACGAGGGGGCAGTAATGGAACAGCGCACCGACGAATGGTTTACCGCCCGGCTGGGCAAGGTTACCGCCAGCCGCGTGGCTGACGTCGTAGCCAAGACCAAGACCCGGTACTCGGCAAGCCGTGAGAACTACATGGCCGACCTTATCGTGGAACGGCTGACGGGGCAGAAAGCGTCCTCGTTCAGCAACGCCGCGATGGAGTGGGGTACCGAGCAGGAACCTAACGCTAGGGCCGCCTACAGCGCCCGTACAGGCGAGTTGGTTGAGGAGGTGGGATTTATTGACCACCCGGCCATACCGATGTCAGGGGCGTCCCCAGACGGGCTGGTAGGGGAGGGCTGCGTGGAATATAAGGCGCCCAACACGGCCACTCACCTTGAGTACTTGTTAGCCGGTAAACCGCCCGAAAGATACGTCACCCAAATGCAGTGGCAGATGGCGTGTGCCGGGCGTCCGTGGTGCGACTTCGTGTCCTACGACCCGCGCCTGCCCGAGCGGCTGCAACTGTTAGTCGTGCGCGTCCCGCGTGATGACGACTACATCAAGATGCTTGAGCAGGAAGTGACCATCTTCTTGCAAGAGTTGGACGACAAACTTAACAAACTGGAAAAGGTGACCCTGTGAACAAGCAGTATGACAACAACAACCGTGGCGTTTTGTTCAAGAACGACCAGAAGGGAAACGAAAAAGCGCCTAACTACAGTGGCTCTGCCGTCATCGACAACATTGACCTCAACATCAGCGCGTGGATTAAGCGCAGCAGGAAGACCGGCAATGCTTTTATGTCGCTTAAGTTTGAGCCGAAGCAAAAGGTGGAGACCCGTCCGCGAGTGATGGACGAGTCGCCGGTTCCTGACTTTGACGACGATATGCCGTTTTAATTATGAAAATTACACTCAAAGAACCCTTGCGGGTGTTTATTGGGTACGACAGCCGGGAGGACATTGCATATCGTGTCGCCCGGCAGTCGCTTCTTGACCATTGCAGCGTTAACGTGGAGGTGACTCCAATCAAGATGGATGAAATGCGCGCTGTTGGTCTGTATTGGCGGGACATCGACCCTTTGTCGTCCACTGAGTTTAGTTTCACGCGGTTTTTGACCCCAGCACTGGCGGGGTACAAGGGCTGGGCAGTGTTTTGCGATGGCGACTTTTTGTTTCGCAAAGACCTTGCCGAAGTTATTTTCTACGAGTCCGGGCAGTATGCCGTGCGCGTAGTGCAACACAACTACCGCCCGCCAGAGGCGTACAAGATGGACAACCAAATACAGACCCAGTACCCGCGCAAGAACTGGTCGTCCTTCATGCTGATGAACTGCGGCCACGAAGTTATGAAGGCGCTATCACCGCCTATTGTGAACACTGAAAGCGGTGCGTATTTACATCAATTCAAGTGGCTGCCGGACGAGTTGATTGGACAACTACCGTTAACGTTTAACTACCTTGAGGGCTGGAACCAGCCGGTAGATGAACCCGACCCCGTAGCCGTCCATTTTACCCGTGGCGGCCCGTGGTTTAAGGATTGGGTAGACGTTGAGTATGGACGCGACTGGCTTGAGGTCAGTAAGCGACTATGAAACGAATTTTCCCTATCGGCACGCCTGTTGAGCAGGTGCTAAAGGCTGTTGAGGTCATGTACCGCAACCTGCCTCAGAAACCGTTTGCGGTGACTGTGGAGGTGTGGAAGAAGCCGCGCACCAATCAACAGAATGCGTACCTTTGGGGCGTCGTCTATCCCGCCGTTATTGAGGGCGGCGGCGAGGCATTGCACGGTTGGACGCGGGACGACATCCACGAGTACATGGTTGGAGAATGGGGGGGTTGGCAGACGCTGGAGGGGTTTGGGCGTAAACGACTGCGACCGCTCAAACGATCCTCCACGCTCAACAAGCAAGAATTCACCGACTACTTGATGTTTATTGAGGCCAAGTGCGCTGATATGGGCATTGTCATCCCAGAACCAGTGTATGCCGAAACCAATCATTGATTTGTCGCCGTGGGAATATGAATGGGCGTCCCATGTTGGTGCGCGGCGGTACATAGAAAATTGGAACAAAACAGATGCGGCGTACTATGACAAAGCGCGTATGGAGGACGACCGCACCGCACAAGTGGCGGCGTGCGTGGCTGAATTGGCCGTTGCGAAATACACCAATCGGTTTTGGTCGGGCCATGTTTGGCACGCATCAGAACATTACAAATACCGTGACACGCCTGACGTTGGCGCAAACATAGAGGTGCGTCGATTACGCACTAAAGAAACAGCGGCAGTAAGGCGCAAACAACTAGGGAAAGGACTTGTGTTGTTTGTTGCCAAACCGTTTATGCCTGAATTACGACAAATCGAAATTTATGGTTTTTTGGAATACGACATTGCATGGAGCCTTGCTGTGCCATCACCGTATGATCCTGACAATACCCGAGAACTTGGCCCAGAGTTTTTGAAATTGATATGAACCTACGCAAACAAGCCAAGGGCCGAGGCTGCACGGTACGCCTGCCGGGGGTGTGCAACCACAACAGCGAAACCGTGGTGCTGGCGCATATACGGATGCCCGGTGTTAGCGGTATGGGGCTAAAGGCTGACGATCTATTGGGGGCGTGGGCGTGTAGCGCGTGCCACGACGCAATAGATCGTAGAGCGCATACTGACCTTGACCGCGACTATGTGCGCCTAGCGCACCTTGAAGGAATGGTTAGAACCATTGCACAACTACGTGCTGAGGACATCGTATGATCGATGAGTGGGAACAGGAATGGGATCGTATGACTCACACTTCGACCGAATACAAGAGAGAGATTCGAGAAATGCGCGAGCGTATATATCACTACCTCAAGCGCATTGCGGAACTAGAGGCCGAGGTGCATGAATTGCGTGCAAAGGACAGTCGGTGGGTGCAAGAACCATGAGTTTTATGGTAGATACGCCGTATGTCACGGCTTACGTCCGAAACGAATTCCTATATGACCAAGAGCAGGGCAGCGGGGAGTTTACCCCCTGCACCATCTTCGGGTTTCGCGCTGAACCTGCGCGGGTACCCATGTTTAGCGTCATGGCGGCCTGTGGGGCGCAATGGGCGAGGGTGCCTATCCATGCCCTTGTCAGCAAGCCATGCCCCCCAATGGCTTTAGAACTCGCCTGCTGGTGGGACTCGTTTAGCCGCCACGCCGAGGTGCGGGAAATGGAATTCTTGCGGGGTCACCGCGTCCGCGCCAGAGGCAGGGACGGAGTGTGGAGGCCGGGGGTCTACCTGTTCAGCGTGTTCTGGCACAACGGGGGATGGTCGGAGGTCAGCGACCAGAGCAAAGACCACCACATCATCCGGCTGGAGTCGGGGCCGCTTATCGCCTACCCCAACAACAAACTGCATTGGGTTGATCCGAGCCACCTGTCGGGCGACCCGCCGCGAGATTGGAAGTCCCCGTCACAGTCTTACAGCGTGGAGGCACTATGGTCAGATGGGTCATCGACTGGTTCCGCAACATAAAGGTACGCAGACTCCACGAATGGAGCCGCGTGCCAAAGCCTAACTGGGCGTGCAGCCGAGGCTATCGGGATACTTGGTAGGGA